CTAGGTGTTGGTCGTACCCCAGTCGTCGCTGCCGTTCCGCTCGCTGCGGTCCCGCAGCGAACGCACCCGGTCGGCCACCGACGCGGGCACCCGGTCGCCGACGTCACCGACCTTCTCGCTCACCGAGTGATACGCCTTGCCGGCGAACTCCCGCCCGCCCTGGGCGGCCGACTCGGCGGCGTTCCGGACGGCGGGATTCTGGGCCAGCTGCTGCGCGGACCTCTTCAGTTGCTCGTACCGCTCGCGCCCGGCTCGCGTGCCGAGCACGTAACCGAGGGCCAGTCCGGCGATGAATGTGAGCCGGTACCGCATGGCTGCCACCCTTCCTTCGCTCCGTGCGCTCCGTGCGACGTGTGGTTACCCGCCTACCCGGGCTCGCCGGGATCACCCCGGGCGGAACCGATTGGCGGAGCACCCCCCTGCTTGCGCTAATGTATGTGTCGCAGCGAACACGCGCCGCCCGGCAGCCGCCAGGCAGGTCGTTTCGAGGCAACGCCACAATCCCCTGTAGCTCAATTGGCAGAGCAGCCGGCTGTTAACCGGCAGGTTACTGGTTCGAGTCCAGTCGGGGGAGCGCGGTCCCCTGTAGCTCAATTGGCAGAGCATTCGGCTGTTAACCGGAGGGTTACTGGTTCGAGTCCAGTCGGGGGAGCAGAACGGAGAAGGGCCCCTCGGGGCCCTTTTTCGCGTACCCCGACCGACCGCTCACACCCCCGGACGGGGCCCCGCGACGACTCTTTCGTGGACACTTCGCGGCGGCCGGAACCGGGCAGGCGTCACCGCAGTCCTCATGGTCATGCGGAGCCGGCCACCCGAAGCGAGAGATCGTATGACCGGCTATGCTGCGGCAGACGGCGCGCACACTTGTACGCGCCACGCCGATACGGGGCGGTAGCTCAGCCGGTTAGAGCAGCGGACTCATAATCCGTCGGCCGTGGGTTCGAGTCCCACCCGCCCCACCAGTAGGCAGGTTGGCAGAAACGTTCTGACCTGCATCCGAGCGCCCCAGACTGGTTTAGACCAGGTGGGGCGCTTCATCGTTTCAGAGCTGCTGCGTGAGCGGTGCGTGAGCGGATGTGTCAGTAGACCCCGAACGACGGGCGCGGGGAACTACCGACTCGGCTTTCCTCGCCACTTCCTGATCGACCTGGGGCAGCAGGCTCGTGTACGTGTCACCGGCCAGCTGGATCGTCCCGTGCCGCAACGTCTCCTTGATCGCGTGGAGGTCGCCACCACCGGCATGGATCAGCGTCGCCGCCACGTGGCGCAGGTCCCGCAGGTTGATCGGCGGCAGGTCCGCCTCTCGCGTCAGCCGGCGGAAGACGTCGCTGACCTTCTCCGGGTGCAGCCATGTTCCGTCCTCTTGGACGAACGCCTTACCGGTGTCCGTCCACGGCAGACGGCACTCCTCGCATTCGGCCCGCTCCGCGCGCTGACGTACTCGGTGCTCCCGCAAGATCTCGACCATGGCCGGGCCCAGCGCGATGACGGCCTGGCTGTCCTCCGTCTTCGGAAGGCTCTCCACGGGAGTCCACCCGTCCTGAATGATCGTCTTCGACACACGCAGCGTTCCGTTGACGACGTCGATGTCCGCCCAGCTCTGCCCGACCGCCTCACCACGGCGCAGCCCCCGGAACGCGATCAGGCAGAACAGCGCGTACAGCCGGTCTCCTTCGGCGTGGTCGAGGAACTGGCCTACCTGCTCCGGTGTCCACACCATCACCCCGGACGGCTTCTCACCGGTCTCGCGCCACCGCTCGACGTGCTCGGCGGTCCACAACAACGCCTTCGGCCGCTTCCCCGAGGCCAGCTCGACGTGCGACGCCGGATTGAACGTCAGCATCTGGTTCGAGATCGCCGAGTTCAGCGCGGACCGCAGCGTCGCCCGGATCCGCTGCTGGGTGGCCGGCCCCGTGACCCGACGGTACGGAGGCATCTCGGCCAGCTTCGCCCGCTCCGCAGCCAACCGAGCAGTCTCCGACTCCGGAGGCCGGGAGCGCTTGCCCCACGTGGCCCGCTGCTCCTGCTCGCGCCGCTCCTGGTTCTGCGCCTCGATCGCCTCGTTGGAGTCGTTGATGGCGTCGAACAGTTCCACCAGGTGCCCGACGTTCAGCCGGTCCAGCTGTAGGTGCCCGATGCGCGGCCGCAGGTGCACGCGAATGTGGGAGGCGTACCCGGTGAGCGTGGTCTTTTTCCGGCGCTTCGCCTCCAGCCACTCGTCCAGCCAGTCCCCAACGGTGAGCTTGCTGGTCAGTGACTGCCCGGCACGGAAGCGGCGCCGGGTCTGCTCCAGGTCGGGCAGCGGCGCCTTCTTGTCCTTACTGACGTTCTCCAGCAGGTCCCCGATGCGGACCTGGCCGTCGGCGTCGTCACCGTCTGGGAGGTCGAGGAGGGCGCGGACCCGGTCGAGGTCCTCCTGCGCCTTCTTCGCCGTGTCGTACCCGGATCGGGAGAACGAGCGGCGTGTCCCGTCCCCGCGGGCGGGCAGCTCCTGCCGTACGGCGTACACCCCGTGCCGTCGGGACGATAGCTGTGGGCAGCTCTTGCCCAGCGCGGTCCCGTCCGTGCTGCGGCAGTAGCAGCGGCGGTATGTCGAGCCCTTCATATGTGCCTCCTTGGTCCTCGCCTCAGTCTGCGCGTGCGGCGGGGAAAGCACGGCGGCCCCCGGCGATGCCGGGGGCCGGGCCGTTAGTTGTGCGTTGGGTTCGCTCCTGGCCACCGCTGGACCCAGAGCCCATCACCGGCCAGACGCTTGAAGTACCGGTTCATTTCGGCGATGACCTCTGGACTGGCGAGGCCGCCGCGGATCGCCCAGATAAAACGGCCCCGCTCTTCAAGCGGTACGCATGGCACACCGCTCGGGAGAAGGGCGTCGGGGGCGATCCGCCACTCGATCTCTGCTATGCCCAGCCCGAGCGGCGGGCGCTCAATTCGGTCGGCGTCGCGGTCCCATGTCTGGGCCCATCTGCCGTCGACCTCCAGGAGGACGCGCAGGAATTCGTTCATGGCGTCGCGCAGGCGCTCAGCGGTGTGCCCCCGCCGAATGTAGACGGTGGCAGACCCGTCCCGTTCTACAAGGCGGCAGACTCTCCGTGGCGAGATCTCCCCCCTCGTCCCTACCGTCAGGCTGAACTGTGCCGCCGGATTGACCTTGACCTTGTGCACTTGGAACCCCCACGGCTGCCGCACACGCGTTCGAATGTGCGAACGGAGCTGTTCATTCCACCCCCCGGCAGAAACCCCATCATGCCCACAGGTCCCACGGAGCGCCAGGGGTTACTTTGACATTACTCACCGTTAACTTCACTGGCGGGGCGGGTGCTCCAGGCTCGCATCAGTTGCCGAACCTTCTCCTGGTCCTCCGGGCTCATCGACTCGTAGTCCCGGACCATCGCTCGCGTCTTGTGGTCCTCGGACCAAACAGTGTCGATGGTCGATGCCGGGGCCGGCGCGTCGGTGACGATGCCGAGGAACTGGGCGGCGGCGGCCGCCTTCACGTCGTCTACAGGAAGGCGAAGACCGGCCGCGAGCGCGCGGGACTCGGGCTCGCTCGGTCGGAGAATCGGTAGCCCCTTCTCCAGGCGGTGCAAGACGCCGAACTTCCACAGCGGCTCGCCCGGGTCCTCGGGGTCGACGCACCGTTCGGCCAGCTTCCGCAGGCTGAGCCCCAGGTCCTGGCGCCGTGTTCGCACAAGATCGGCGAGATCGGTTCGAGTCGGCGAATCCACCATGGTGTTCATCCTGCCACTCCGTTACAGCTCGGTGTCTATCTCTCCGGGGGGTGCGCGCGTGACGATTTCCAGCTCAGCGGCGCTCGCGCGTGAAGCACCACCGACAGATTGTCTATGTAGATAGACATGGGCCGCCACCCGGGGGGCGGTTGTTGGCCGGAGGGCGTCTCGCTGGCGGCCGGAACGCGACTGGGCTGTTCATCGAGATAGACAAAACGTCGGGGTTCGTGCAAGGCTTCTGTTCATCGAGATGAACAGCGCAACGCATGAGGTGACCGCATTGAGCGAGATCGAGATCAAGTACCGACTGGCAGCCGCTGACACTCTCCGCACGCTGATGAAGCGCACTGGCGATGGGCGCCCCGTCAGTATCCGAGGGCTCGCTGACGCGGCCGAGGTGCACCACAGCACCATCGGTGACCTTCTGACCGGCAAGCAGCAGACGGTGTCCGAGCCCGTCGCGCAAGCCGTAGCCGACCGTATAGGCGTTGACCTCGGCGTCCTGTGGATACGCGACGGACGTACGGCACGCATCCTGCAGCGCCGCCAGGCGGTGTCGTCATGACGACACCTCTCACGATCGCCGAGCTGTACGCACTGCCCGCCCTCGTCCCGCTCTGGCCGACAGTCGGCGAGGCCCTTGGACTGGCCGAGTCCACCACGTACCAGCTGGCGGCCGAGAACCGACTCCCGTTCGAGGTTGTCCGCCTCGGCCGCCGCCGCAAGGTGCGGACCGTCGACCTCCAGCGGTACCTCGGCCTGATGCCCGACACCACCGAGGCGGCCCAGCCGTGAGCCTGCCCCAGTCCGCCGCGACGGCCGGGGTGCCCACCGCCCCCGGCCGTCCGGCCCAGGCCCGAGTCGTGGCCAACCTCGTCGTCGACTTCGGCAACCACCGGGACTACGAAAACCACCCGGCCCGCGCCCGGTACCTGTGCGACCGCTGCGGCTACCGCAGCGACATCGTCACCGGCCCCGCCGCCGTCGCCGCCTTCACCGCGACCGCCAGGGACACCCACCGCTCCGTCTGCCCCGCACTCCAGGAGAACCACCAGTGACCGATGAGCGGACACCCGACATGCGGGCCGCGGCCCGCGAGTACGACGACTGCGGGCTGTGCGTGCTCCCCATCAAGGCCGATGGCAGCAAGGCTCCCGCCGTCCGTTCCTGGACCCCGTACAAGGTGACCCGCTCCACCCCGGAGGATCACGACGCCTGGTTCCCGGCCGGGAAGGCTGCCGGTATCGCCGTGGCGTACGGCGCCACTTCCGGCGGCATCGAGCTGATCGAGTTTGAGGGCACCGCCATCGAGGAGGACCTCCTCGAGGAGGTCACCGAGATCATGCAGGCGTCCGGCCTCGGTGAAGAATGGCAGGCCATCCTCACCGGCTGGGCGAGCGAGTCGCCGTCCGGGGGCCGGCACTTCCGCGTCCGGCTCGAAGGCACGCCGGTCAGCGGCAACATGAAGCTGGCCAGCCGCCTGGCTCGTCCGGAGGAGTACACGCTGGAGGAGAAGCAGCGCCTGGCGGAGAAGCCCGCCAGCCGCATCGTCCGCGTGCAGATCGAGACGCGCGGCGAGGGCGGTTACGGGCTAGTCGAACCGTCCAGCGGCACCGTGCACGCCACCGGCCGCCCCTATCGTCGGATCGCGGGCGGACCAGCCACCATCCCCACCATCAGTGCCGAGCGCCTGGACTCCATCCACGAGATCTGCCGGATGGTTGACGCGCTCCCGAAGGCGGAGTCCCCGAAGACAACCGGCAAAGCCCTGCCTCCGCTGCCCGACGGTGGTCTCCGCCCTGGTGACGACTTCGAGCGGCGCGCGGACTGGGCGAAGATCCTGGACGGAATCTTCAGCCCGGTGACCACGCGCGGAGGCATCACCTACTGGGGGTGGGCCGACGGAAAGGGCGGTGTAAAGGCCACCACAGGCCGCGGGGACGCGGACCGGTTGTACGTCTTCACCACCAGCTCTGAGTTCCTGGCTGAGACGCCGTACAGCAAGTTCGGCGCCTACGCGCACCTCCACCACCGTGGCAATCACAAGGCAGCCGCCGCCGCGCTCCGCGACGACGGGTACGGAAGCGCACCCACGCGCAGACGGCTGTCCTCCGTCCCGGCCCAGGCACAGCCCTTCTCCGACGGCTCGTCTGCACTGGACCCTGGCCACGCTCCCGATCCGCAGGACGGGTTCGAGGGCGGCCCGCAACTGCGCGCCGTCTCTGCCCGTCCCGAGCTGGACATCACGAACGAAGCCGACGGCATCGACGGCGTCCTCGCGCTCATGGGGGAAGGCCGCCTGCCCGACCTCTACAAGAGGTCCGGCGGGCCGTGCTGGGTGTACCGCGACGACAACGACGACCCCGTAGTCCAGCAGCTCGGCTCCGACAACCTCCGGGCCTACCTCGCCGACCACGTCTCCAGCTTCATCCTGAAGCGCAACCCCCTCACTGAACAGATGGAGGAACACCGGGAGCTCCTCATGCCGAAGAGCTGCGCCACAGTCCTCGGCCGCAAGGACTGGCCCCTCCCTCTCCTCCGTGGCGTCGTCACCTCACCCGTGATCCGGCCCGACGGCAGCCTCCTGGAGTCCCCGGGGTACGACCGGGCCACCGGCCTCTACTTGGAGCCCCGGGTCCCGCTGCGCCGCCTTCAGCCGCAGGTGACCAAAGACAGCCTGGATCGGGCGAAGAGCATCGTGCTCGGCGACGTCCTGCACGACTTCCCGTGGGTGAAGCCGAGCGACAGGGCGAACTTCCTCGGCGCGCTGCTCACCCCGATCCTGCGCGCGTACTTCCACGGACCGACCCAGATGGTGGCCATCACCGCGACGGCAGCCGGCAGCGGCAAGACTCTGTTGAAGGACATCCTCAAGTACTGCTACGGCACGGCGGACACGGCATGGCCCGAGAACGACACCGAACTCCGGAAGTCGATCACGACGCAGCTGTACGGCACCGGGTCCCCTGTCGTCGTGTTCGACAACCTGCCGAACGGTTTCGTCCTGAAAACGTCGATTCTCTCCGCTCTCCTCACCGGGGAGCACTGGGGCGACCGCATCCTCGGGGCCACCGGCAAGGTCACCATGCGGAACGACCGGCTGTGGGTGGTCACCGGCAACGCGCTGCGGACCGGCGGCGACAACAAGCGCCGCATCCTGTGGGTGCGCCTCGACCCGGACTGCCCTGATCCCGACCAGCGCGATGGGTTCCGCGTCGGTGACCTCCGCCCGTGGCTGCGCGCCAACGCCTCCACCCTGGTTGCCGCGCTCGTCACGTTCGTCCGGGCCTGGCTGGCTGCAGGCGCGCCCATCGTCCGCGTCCGCAAGGGCGACTACAGCGAATGGGCCTCCATGATGGCGGGCCTACTCCACTACCTGGGCGTCGAGGGCTGGATGGCCGACACCGCCGACGCCGAGAACCAGGACGACGAGCAGCAGGAGTGGTCCCTCTTCCTGGAGATGTGGCGCGACACGTACGGCGCCGAAGCGGTGGCAACCGGCGCAGTGATCAAGGGATTGCCTAACCACGTTCCCCGCAAGGGCGACGAGCCGCCGAGCGCCAACCAACTGGGCATCTGGCTCAAGGCCAGGCAGGGCCGCTACTTCGGGGTCCACAAGGTCGTGATGGTCGTCGACAGTCACCGGAAGCAGAACCTGTGGCGAGTCGATGTCCATGCCGACCGCGGCGCCGGACGGCACGAGTCATGAGCCGCCGCTCTGCAGGGAGTGCGGGGACTCTGCGGGGACCTGTGCGGGGACTTCAGCAGATCCCCGCACAGCAGACCACCTGCACTGATGCGGGGACGCGGGGACCTGCGGGGGCCTACCCCGCTTCCCCATATACCGCGCGCTTCTCACATGCATCGCGCATCACATGCGCTGTGCGTCATCGATCAACAGTGCAACAGCTTCTTGACATCAGTGAACTTTCCAAGTCCCCGCAGGTCCCCGCATCCCCGCAAAACCGCTGATCAGCACCACTCAAGCACTTGCCGGGAGTCCCCGCAGAGCTGTCCCAGGTCCCCGCACTCCCCGCAAACACCCAGCAAACCGAAACCGAGGTGACCTCTTGAGTAGCACCTTTGCCCCTCGCCCGTACCAGCTCGACGCCATCGAGGCCCTGCGAACCGGCTGGGCCGCCGGCACCAACCGGCTGGCCGTCGTCCTCCCGACCGGCGCCGGCAAGACCGTCGTCTTCAGCACCCTGGCCCACCAGATGCTCGACAGCCTCGGCGGACGACGAGTCCTCGTCGTCGCCCACCGGGAGGAGCTGATCGAGCAGGCCGCTTCCAAGCTGCTCGCCGTCGACCCGATGCTGCGCGTCGGCATCGTCAAGGCCCAGCGAGACGACCATCACGACGCGGACGTGATCGTGGCGAGCGTCCAGACGCTGGCCGTTGCCCGCCGCCGCGAGGCAATCCGCGATATCGGGCTGATCATCGTGGACGAGTGCCACCATGCTGCGGCCCGCACCTACATGGACGTCCTCCGCCACTTCGGAGCCTGGGACGGCGTGCCAGTTGCTGGCTTCACCGCGACCATGACCCGCACGGACGGCGGCCTGGCCGAGGTGTGGGAGGAAGTCGTCTTCCGCATGGACATCCTCGACATGATCAGCGACGGCTACCTGTGCGACGTCCGCGGCAAGTCCATCACCGTCGACACCCTCGACCTGAACAAGGTGAAGACCCGCGGCGGCGACCTGGTCGACGGCCAGCTCGGCAAGGCACTGGAGGACTCCGGCGCACTGGACGCCATCGCCAAGGCATACGCCGACCACGCCAGCGACCGGCCCGGCGTGGTCTTCACACCGACCGTGGCGACCGCGCAAGGCGCCGCGGCCTCACTGCGGGCTGCGGGCATCAGCGCGGCCCCGGTCTGGGGCGACATGGGTAGGGATGAGCGGCGCGCGACCCTGGCCCGGTACGCGTCCGGGGACGTGCAGGTCCTCACCAACTGCATGGTGCTCACCGAGGGGTTCGACGCCCCGCATACCTCGTGCGTGGTGGTGGCCCGACCGACCAAGAGCCCCGGCCTCTACGTGCAGATGGTCGGCCGCGGTCTGCGCCCGGCGCCTGGGAAGAAGGACGCGCTGCTCCTGGACGTGATGGGAGCCGCAAGCCGCCACAAGCTGGCGTCGATGGTCGACCTCACCGAACGGGAGATCGGGCAGGCCCAAGAGGGCCGGAGCCTGCGGCAGGTCGCCGAGGCGCACCAGGCGACCGAGCAGCGCCGCGCCCTGGCCGCGCAGGTGAAGGCCGAGGAGATCAACCTCTTCGGTGGCTCGTCGATCTGCTGGCTGCGCACGCCCGCCGGCACATGGTTCATCCGCGCCTCTGCGGCGATGCTCCTGTTCCTGGCCAGGGACCCCGAAGACCGCCTGTACCGGATGCGCCGCTGGACCGCCGAGGGCGGTGTCCAGCCGCCCCGCGAAGACGTGGCCCGGCCGCTTGGTGACGCGCTGGCGTGGTTGGAACACCAGGCGCGCGTGCTCGCCCCTGAAGCGTTCGTCAGCCGCGGGGCCCGCTGGCGTGCGGGGAAGCCCAGCCCTCGCCAACTCGGCCTGTGTCGCCGCCGAGGTATCGCGGTACCGAAGCAGGCCACGGCCGGTGAAATCGCGGACCTGATCGACACGGCACACGCTACTTCGATCCTCGACGGCCTACTCGCCTCTGCCGCATGAAGGCCGGGCCTTCGTACCAGGCCCGGCCATCCGCCCATCACACCACACCGGAGCCGCCGCGTGACCGAACCCATGCACCACCAACTCACCCTGTTCGCTTCGGAGTCTGAGGCCCACCCCACCCCCGGACCGGAAGCTCTGGGCGCCAGCATCCTCGCCTGGCCACGCGCCACCCCGTGCAAAGGCTGCGGCCACTTCCTGAACTGGCACGTGTACGACATCGGCTGCGTCATTCGCACCTGCGCGTGCCCCCGGTTTCAGTGGCCCTTCCCCCCGCCGACGCACCTGGCCAAGGGCATCGACGCCGAGGACTGCCCCGCCTGCCGGGCCGGCAACCCAAGGTTCCCGCCGTACTGCCCCGGCCCATGACGCACCGCAGGGCGGCCCCGTGAGGACTGCACCCGCGCGCTCCTCGACCAGCCCCCGCCCGCGGTCATCCCCGGACAACTCGACCTCACCAGGAGCAGCCCCATGATCTTCACCCTCGGCCAGCGCATCATCACCACCGTCGACGCCCCCGCCGCGTGGCCCGGAGCGCACAGCGCCCCCGCCGGTACGGGCGGCACCATCACCGGCCTGCCGACCACGGCCGCCGACACCTACGGCGTGCTCCTCGACGGCGACCCCGACCAGATGCCCGCCGCCTACTGGGCCGACGAACTCACCGCCCCGTGACACACGAGCAGGCCGGCCCGTTCGACCCGGGCCGGCCCACGCTCAGCATCCCATCACCCGCACACCACCCCCAGGAGGGGCACATGACCACCACCACAGGCGCCGACACGATTCCGACGGTTGCAGATGACTGGCTGATCGTGACCGAAGCCCTCGAAGCCGCCGGATGGACCGGCGCCGACGACAACCCGCTGGAGATCTTGCAGAAGGACGGAGCCTGCTGGGCGATCAGCAATGACTGCTACGACTCGGCCGTCAGCAAGGACGGCTGGAACGTCGACTTCCCGTCTGACACCCCGGTTTCGGTCGTCATCGCCGCGTGCCTCGCCGCAGTCGGCCAAGCCCCGGCCCGCCGCATCCTCGGCGGCACCGAGCAGGCAGACACCATGGCGGCGCCCGCCGCCGACCGGGCCGCGATCCTCCGCGAAGTTTCCAAGGACCTGCGCCGGACAGCAGAAGCCACATTCAATCCGCACTACCGATCCGCCTACCACGCGGAGGCCACCCGCTACGCCCTTCTCTCAGATGAGACGGCCGTCTGGGCGCAGCAACCCACCTGCGGGCACTGCGGGCACCCCACCGAGTGGCACGACAAGTGGGAAGGGTGCGTCGGACTGAACGGCATCGGGGGGATCGGGTCCGGCGACTGCACCTGTACCCGTCGCCCCGAGCAGCAGGCCACGGCCGCCCCGTGCACGAACCCGTGCATCGCCTGCATGACCGACGAATCCCACGACCCCACCCCCGCCCCGGCCGAGAAGACGAAGTGCGTGCACTGCGGGCTGGAGGTCGAGGACCGGGGCGACCCCGGGTTCGGCACGTACACCCCGCGCTGGGTCCACATCCCCGGCGGTTACCAGACCTGCTACCCGCAGCAGGACAACAGCCCGCGCGCCGCCCCCGCCCCGGCCGAGGAGACGAAGCCGTGATCCGCGCGCTGACCGCCCACGCCCCGGCGTTCGCGCTGTGCGCCGTGTGCTTCGTCCTCGCCGCGCTCCTCGACCAGTGGGACACCGCACGGCACCAGAGGGCCGCACGGCGCAGGCGGCAGCGATGAGCGGACCGCCTCCCTGCCTCTGGTCGGACAGCTGCCACTACGACGACGACGCCGGGACCTGCCCGTGCGAAGACGACGAGACCCCCGACCCCCAGCCCCGACCCATCGAAACCGTCCCCGTAGGGAGCTACCTGTGAGCGCACCCCGAGCACTCACCACCCGCCAGCGCGAGGTTCTCGTCCTTGTCGCCAACGGCAACACGAACGCCCAGATCGGCCGCTGTCTCGGCATCAGCTCCGCCACCGTCAACCGGCTGCTCGCCAACGCGTACGGCGTCCTGGGCGCCCACGACCGTGCCCAGGCCGTCGCCCTCGCCATGCGGCACGGCGACCTCACCGCCGACGACATCCGCGTGCCAGCCCCGCAGCCCACCGTCGTCTGACCGAACATCGGCCGCCCGGCCCACAGCCGGGCGGCCACCCCAGCCAGCCCGTCCCGCCGCACCACCGCACAACACACGGAGGACCTCATGAGCACCTGCCAGCTGTGCGAGCAGCACGACGACACCGGCAGCCAGCTGTGCCCCGGCTGCACGAAGGGCACCCGGGTTCGTCTGGAGGCTCTGCCCGTCCTGTACCGCGGGCTCGGTGCGCTCCTCGCCCCGGCCGGCGGTGTCGGCCAGGGCCGGTCAGGGAAGGGCGGCCCGGCGCCCCTCCCCGTGTCTCTCGATGTCCTCGATATCCGCGGCCCCGGCGGGATGGCCGCGCTGCTGGAGTCCTGGGTCGACGCGGTCCGGCACGAGCGGGGCCGCCCCGAGCCGGCACACACCGGGAGCCCGGAGGGGAGGGTCGAGCGGGCGTGCGGGGAGCTGCTGGGGCACATGCCGTGGATCGCCGTGTCGTGGCCGGAGGCCGGGGAGTTCGCCGGGGAGATCCGGGAGCTGGCCCGGTCGGTGGCGTCGATGCTCCGGACCCCGGAGCCCGAGCGGGGAACACGGGTGGGGCACTGCCAGGCGGTCGACGCGTCCGGGACGATCTGTGCGTCCGTGCTGTGGCTGGCCCCGGGTGAGCAGGTGGTCCGGTGCCGATGGTGCGGGATGTGCTGGCCGCCGGCGACGTGGACGCAGCTGAAGGCGTGGATCGACGAGAGCGCTATTCGGGGCGAGAAGGGAGTTCAGCGCCGGGACGTCGCAAGTACCACGCGATGAAGGCTCGGAGGGTGTGCGCGCGGTTCCGCGCGCCCACCTTCTTGCCGAGCTCGTCCCAGTCGTCATCGGGCACGCGGATGACCCGGTTGGTGGTGTGCGAGTCCTTCGCGCGGCTGACCATTCGACCAGGTTAGAGGCACGCATATGCATGCGTCGAGAAGACAGCTTGCCATGCATATGCACGCCTGCTAGGTTGTGCATATGCACACCGAATCAGGGGTGGCCAATCCCCCCAGTCGGACCGTCGACCGCCGCGTCATCGGCGGCGTGACCCTCTACCCCGAGCAGATCACCAAGCTCGGCGCCTACGCCAAGGCCCACCGCCTCAGCCGCGCCGCGGCGATCCGCAAGCTCATCGACCTCCACGCCTGAGAACGCAAGCGGCCCCCGCCCGGTGTGCAACCACCAGGTAGGGGCCTGACCAAACACCTTGACGAACCCAAGGAGACGGCTATGGCTAACTCTGCCATGCCCGCTGCCCAGCGCAGCGCCCCGCCCGTCCGGCGCCTCATCGCCGTCGGCATCACCCGCCACCTCGGTGCCCGCACGATCACCGTGCGCGCCACCGAGACCGGCGTCACCGGCATCATCACCAGCCGCTGCCCCTTCTGCCACAGGCCCTCCGAGGAGTGCCGCTGCACCAACGCCCTCCCCGCGGCCCCGGCGGCGCAGACGTTCGACGATGACAGCGACGACGCCTGCCCCCTCTGCCTGCACTGGAACTGCACCTGCCCCACCCAGACCGCCCGCCAGGTCCCGGCGGTGGCCGCGTGATGACCGACCTCGACACCGAACTCCGCCACCTCCTCGCCACACCGTCGCTCGCGCGGCAGATCCTCACCGTCGTTGCCAGCGCCCTGCGCAGCGAGGACCCGGTCGAGCCCCTCACCCTCGACGCGGTTAACGACTTCCTGCGCGGTGCCGCCCTCGTCCTCACCGACCAGATGCCCACCGTCATCGCCGACGAGGCCATCCAGCGCGCCGCCCGAGCCCTGCCCAGCATCTACAGCGGCGAGACCGCCGACGCCTACGCGCTGCGCGTCCTCCAGATCGCGAGGAGCGCGTGATGAGCGTCGACACCAGCGCCATGCACCAGCCGCTGTTCAACCCCGAGGCTGACGGCACCCCCTGGGTTCCGCCGCTCGACCTCGCCTTCGACATCGCCCGCGAGACCCTCGACGAGCACGCCGGCGCGAACATCCACGACCCCGCCGCCATGCTCCGCGCTGCCGTTTGCCTGGAGATGCGGCTCCGGCAGCTCGTCGCCGCTCTCGACAAGGAGGGCGGCGACCGGTGAAGTTCCTCTACCTCCTCGCCATGTTCTCCCCGATCATCCTCGTCGCCTTTCTCCTCGGGCGGGGGATCGGATGAGCCACACCGCCTGGCGCTTCGCCCTGACCGTCGTGTCCCTGGCCGCGCTCGCCACCACCGGGTGGTCCCTCTACGCCGTCGCCCGCCACTACGACGCCCCCGAGATCATCGCGGTCGCCGTGTTCCTCGTCTTCGACGGCATCGCCTACGCCTGCCTCCACCTCGCCTCCGAAGCGTCCGCCGCCGGGAGGTCCGCTTTCGGGGCCCGCTTCACCGCCGTGGGCATGGCCGGGGTATCCGTCTACCTCAACGACTTCCACGCCGACCTCATCCGCGGTGGCACCCCGGCAAGCCTCCTCTTCGCGATGCCCACCGTGGGGCTGCTGCTGCTCTCCGAGCTGGCGTGGGCCGGCCCCCGGGCCGACGCGCGCGCGGCTCGTACCGAGCAGCCCTACAGGCTTCCCGCGTTCGGCGGCTGGGCTTGGGCTCTTGCCCCACGGCTGGCCGGGCGCACCGTCAAGGCGCGCGCCGTCCACCACATCGAGCACGGGCCACCCACGGCCGTTATGACCGTGGAGGCCCCGGTGAGGCACTCGGCCACGGAGGTGCTGCGGCGCCGCTTCGGCGAGATGGACCCGGCCGAGGCAATCCGTGTCGCCCATGATGCGCACCCTGATGCGCCCCCGGCCGAGCTCGCCTCGATGCTCATCACCTACGGGGTCATCGTCGACGCCGTCCAGGTCGCCCTGGTCCTCCACGGGCAGCCCGCCGAGGTAACCGTCGACCGCGACGACACGGATGATGCGGACCGTGACGCGGATGATGCGCCGCAGGTCACCGGCCGCCCCGCCCTCACCAAGGCACAGGCGATCCTCGAAGCCGCCGCAGTCCTCGGCCCCAAGTTCAAGGCTGCGGACATCGTCGACCGAGTGAAGCGCATCAACCGCATCACCACGGATGACGCCTACGTCCGCACCGTCCTGCACCGCGAGAAGAAGGCCGGGCCCGACAGCGACGGCCGCCCCATGGAAGGCGGCTACGCATGACCGACCGTCCGATCACCCCGACCCGCATCATCCCCGCCGGCGCACCGCTGCCCGACCGCGGTCCGCTCCCTGGGGAGATTCCCCCCTGGCGTGCCGCCCCGGTCAGCCCCCCGCCGCCCCCGCCGCCCGCTGTTCCGCCCCCACCGCCCGACCCGGCGCCGCTTCCCGTCCCGCAGATCCACGTCCACGTGCTCATGCCGTACGAGGCCCCGCCGGAGCCCACCCGCTGGGAACACATCCGGGCGTGGCTGCTGCGGACCATCGGCCGCCCATGGCAGATCTGCGGGGCCCTCGCCCTGGCCGTCATGCCGATCCCCGGCACCGAGTACAGCGCCGCCACGGGATGGGCGCACATCGTGTCCCTGGCCCGCGCCGAGGCCGGGCAGGACGCCGGGTACGCCCTCGCGCTCACCCCGCTCGCCATCGCCGTCATCCGCATCACCACCGGCGGCGGCACGCTGCGCCGCCTCCTGCTCCTCGCCGTCTCCCTCGTCGGGTTCGTCGGCGGCGCCATCGACCTGTACGACCCCGTCACCTGGATCACTGGAGTCACCCGATGACCGGCGCCACGAGCCTGACCCTCACCGGCCTGGCCATCAGCCTCGCTGTCCTCTGGGCGAACTTCCGCCCCTGGTGGAAGGGCAGCCGCGAGTTCAAGCAGCTCATCCCCTTCGGCCAAGGGTTCCTCCTCGGCGCAGTGTCCACCGTCTGCACCGGCGGCATCCTCGGCTGGCTCGCCGGATGCTCCGCCGGGGCCGCGAACTCCGGCGGTGAGCGCGGCGTCCAGGCCATGACCGGCTCCGCGAGCAGCGGAGCCCTCACCAAGGGCAGCCTCGGCACCCTCTCCCCCGAAGGTGCGGTGATCGTCTTCCTGCTCACCGTCGGCGTGATCATCGCGTGGAAGGCGGCAGGGAAGGCAGAGAAAAAGCGGACCACCGGCGGAGCGTTCGTCGGCGCCACCCTCTGCCTCACCGCCGGGGTCGCCAGCCTCCTGAACTGGCTGCCCGGCACCCTCAACGCGGTCGGCGAGCAGCTGCGCACCGCAGTCGAGGGGGCCGGAATCCTGTGAGCACCCACCTCCAGCACCTCGCGCGCCGCCTCGTCAACGGGGCCGGCACCCTCACCCGCCGCCAGGCCCGACGCCTCACCGCGTGGATTCGGGCCGGCCGCCGCGCCGACCTCACCGGCCTCGCCGCGGTCCTCGGCTGCATCCTCCGGGCGCTCCTCGCCGCCCTCGGTCTGTACCTCCTCTGGCGCCTCATCCGGGCCTGCCCCAACCTCCTCTGGTTCCTCGTCCCCGTGTGGTGCTGGCGGGCCATCCGCGCCGCCCCGCGCACGGTCGCCGAGCAGGCCCCGGAGGATGTCCCCGAGGAGCCTCAGCCAGACCCCCGTGACGCGGTCCTCCGCCTGCTCTACGAGGCCCTCGGAGACCGGCCTGCGATGTACCTCTCCGACGTGCTCCAGCACCTCCAGGAGAAGGGCCACGGGGAGGGGTGGAAGGTCGCCGACCTCCGGGCCCGCCTGGAGGCCCTCGATATCCCCGTGGAGATGAGGCTCAAGACCGGCGGCCGGGGGGCGAGTCGGGGGGTCGTCAGGGCGCAGCTTCCCCCCCTCCCCGAGGGGTTGGGGGCGGCCCCGTCTTCCACCGCGTCTACCGCCGCCTGACCTGCACGTCTACCGCGCCGCCTACCGGCATCTACCCCTGATCTCCCGGCGGATCTACCGCCGGTCTACCCCACCACCGAGAGGACCCCGATGGACGCCTACGACGACATGACGAACGCCGACGTGATGAGCGGCGAGGAGATGCACGAGTACGACCAGGCGGCCGAGGCCCTGCTCGACGCGCAGGACGAGGAGCGCTGGGCAGCCGAAGCCGATCGGGAGCGCTGACGTGAACTTCATCCGCTACCGCGTGACCGACGAGGACGGCACATTCCTCGACGAGTTCGCCACCAACGCCCCGGACTTCGCTAAGGAGCGCATCGACCGCATCCGGAAGTACCGACCCGGCCTGACGGTCACCGAGACCGACGACAACCACTGACCCCGGGGCCGGCCGACTCACTGCCAGGCGAACGGCCGCCCCGGGCCCATCCCGATCACAGAGACAGGACCACGATCATGGCACTCCAGACCAGCATCAGCACCGGTGACCTCGCCAAGAAGAACGAGCAGTCGCAGCAGAAGCGGGCCGCCGAGAAGGCCGCCAAGCCGAAGTAGGTGTGACTACACCCTGGGCCCCGGCCGTCACCACGACGACCGGGGCCTCATGCGTCTCGTCACTCAGGCGACTTCTCCAGTAGTACCGCGCAGGCGAGTAGCAGCCCCAAGAGGGCGTTCAGCATGGTCATCCAGGCAACCCAGCGCGCCCTGGCGTCGACGCTAAGAGCCAACTTCCGGACGTTCTCGATGTCACTCCAAGTCGATGCCTGCTCAGCCTCAACCCCCTGGCGACGCAGACTGATCAGAGCCAGCACCCCGGCCACGCCAGCCGCAACAGCAGCGGCGATCCCTACAATCGCAATCGCAGTCTTCATCCGGCGAACCTACGGCCAGGAGAGAATGGACTCATGAGCGCCCCTCTCCTCGTAGACGTGTACGCGGCCGCCGCGTTCAGCGGCATCAAGCCCGGCACCATCCGCGTCTGGCTTCACCGCGGAAAGCTCACCCGTCACGGCCACGACCAGGCTGGACGCACCCTCATCGACCTTAACGAAGTTGCCCTGCATCTAACGGCAGCAGCCGCTTGACCCGTTAGCCAACAGGGTGTAACACTCAAGGGGCGTCCGGCGTGCCCGCACACCGCCGACCTACCAGGCCCCGCGTATCGGACGGGGCCTTCGCCGTATCCCGGACACAGGCACCGCTTCTGCCCGATGATGGCCCCTCACCGCAACATCCCTGGGGGGACCATGCGCACCCACACCACTGCCGCACTGATCGCGGCTGGCCTACTCGCCACGCTCACTGCATGCAGCACCAGCGAACACGTGGAAGACAAGACAGTGACCGCACCGCCGTACAAGATCGCCAAGCAGGACAGCGACGGCAATACGCGCGACGTCGTCGTTGAGGTCGACCACACGACTGATCTGCGCGCCGTGTTCGACGACGTCGTACACGGCCTGAGTGACGAGGCCGGGTACCACGTGGTGATCAACTGTTCCACCGGTGGGACCGCCAGCGCTGACAACCGACTCGCCAACGGCCAGCACGCCATCGGCAGCATGGGTGCAGCTACCACCGGACTTGACGAGGGTGCGAGCGAGTTCAGCATCAACAAGGGCCGCACCTGCCCCGCAGCCTGACCCCACACACCACCCAGGCCCGGCCGTGCACACCGCACCGCCGGGCCTAGGCACGCCAGGAGGCGCCCGTGGCCGAGCCCATACCGTTCAGCTCCCGACCATCCCCGAACGCATCCCCAGGGACACGCTGCGGGACATCTACCGCCTGCTCGGCCTCGACCCCGGCGACGTCAGGGAGCTCACGCTCGGCCTGAACGAACTGACCGCCACCCTCTACCTGAGCACCCACGACGGCCACAAGATCCGGTACGGCGACGGGCCAGCCACCGTCAAGGTCTGCATCCCCATCGACTGAACCAGGAGACGATCGTGGCCGTACCAGCACCGCCCGTTCCCTTCCTCGTCCACCTGGTTGACGGACGTACCTGGAGCGGAGCCGAGTTCAGCCCTGGCGGCTTCGTCTGCGTTCACACTCCTGAGGGCCCGAGCAGCATCTGCACCATCGCAACGTCGGTCGATGAGCTGCTCGCCGACCGAGCACCGGGGCACCCGCTGCACGGCGCGCGCATCGAGCGCTACACCTGACGTGCCGCGCCGTCCTGCCAGCCGCTGTACCGCCTGCGGTACCCGCCGCGACACCAGCGGCCGATGCCCCACCTGCCAACCCGCACGCACCCGTACCAGCGGGCAGAAGCGCGCCGAATGGCGCTGGGTCTACGACGACAAGCGCTGGCCGCCCCTGCGCGACCAGGTCCTCTCCGAGGAGGCGATCTGCGCGTGCGGCTGCGGCCGGCCCCCGACCGTCGTCGACCACATCCGCCCGCACCGCGGCGACGAGACGCTCGCGTTCGACCGCGCCAACCTCCAGGTCATGACCAAGACGTGCCACGACGCCAAGACGGCCGTGGAGACAGGGTTCGCAGGGCACGGCATGAAGCGCCTCACCCAGACGACGGTCACCCTCGTGTGCGGTCCGCCCTGCTCTGGCAAGACCAGCTACGTCCGCGAGCGCGCCGAGCCCGGTGACCTGGTCGTCGACTGGGACGCTCTCGCCCTGGCGCTGGGATCCCCCCACCCCTGGGACCACCCCGCCCCCCTCACCCCGTTCATCGCCGAGGCCCGCGACGCGGTCACCGCGCGCCTCGGCCGCAGCCACCAGGTCGAGCGAGCATGGATCATCGCGACCGCACCCCGTGACGCCGACCGCCAGCGCCTCGCCCCGGCCGGCGCGACCGTCGTGGTCCTCGCGACCGATGAGGACGAGTGTGTGCGCAGGGCCAGACACGACGACCGACCAGCAGGTACGATCGATGCCATCGAGTCATGGTGGCGCATTCACCGGGCCGACCAGCAGTAACACCGCCTCCACCGAGGTGATTCGACCCCTAGGGGGGTTACGGATCTTGCCGGTGGGGGGATCCCCGAACGCAGGCGGGGGTGTCGCGCGCATGACCGCGAGTTTGCCCCGCCTTTCTGAGAATCCTGTAACCAGACGTCACCGTGCGTGACAGGGGTGGGGGTGCGTCATGGGCGAGCGCGGACCCATCGGGCAGCCGGACAACGTCCGGGCCCTGCGCGGGAACCCCGGCGGCCGGCCCGCACCCGAGCGCGTGACCGCACCCCCCGGCGTGCCCGAGCCCCCGGACTGGCTGGACGCCGAGGCGCTGGCCGAGTGGGACCGGATCGTGCCCGAGCTGAACCGCCTCGGCGTCCTGGCCCTGGTCGACCGGGCCGCCCTGACGACGTACTGCGCGGCCTGGTCGGTGTTCGTGCGGGCCGAGAAGGCTCTGCAGGAGGACGACCTGGTGGCCGAGCGCCGCGCGGGCAACGGACCGTCGAAGAGCCCGGGGTGGCAGATCTGGCGCGAGTCGGCCACGACCGTGTCCGCCCTGGCGAAGGAGCTGTTCATCACCCCGAGCTCGCGCCTTCGGTCGGTGAAACCGGAGGGCGACAATGGCGGTGACGAAGGGGACGGCATCCTCGACTAAGGCCCGGCGTACCAAGCTCACCGCCGAGATCGATCAGGCCATCACGCGCTGGGTCGACGAGGGCCTGGTCGACGCCACCGAGTGGATGACCCAGGGCCGCCGGCCGCTGCTGGTGACGCAGCTGCCCGCAGCGCCCGGCACGTGGTTCGACCCGGTGGCAGTCGAGCGGGTCCTGAAGTTCTTCCTGCTGCTGAAGCAGCTCATCGGCCGTCACGCCGGGCACGAGTTCCGGCTGATGGACTGGCAGGTCCGCTACCTCATTGCCCCGGTGTTCGGCCTGAAGCGGCCGGACGGCTACCGGGTGATCCGCACCGTCTGGTTCGAGATCCCCCGCAAGAACGGCAAGTCCACTCTCTGCTCCGGGCTCGGCCTCTACCTGGCGTTCGCCGACCGGGAGGCCGGGGCCGAGGTCTACGCCGCGGCCGGGGACAAGGACCAGGCCAACATCGTGTTCCGCGCGGCCGCGAACATGGCGTCCGGGTCACCGCCGCTGAAGAGGAAGCTCGGCCGGCGCGGGATCCAGCGCAAGCTGCTGGAGCACCCGGTCACCCACAGCATCTTCCGGGCCCTGTCCTCCGAGGGCCTGCGCGCGCACGGGCTGAATGTGCACGGCGGCGTCATCGACGAGGTCCACGTCCACCGCAACCCCGACGTCGTGGACGCGCTGGAGACCGGCACCGGCTCCCGGGCGCAGCCGCTCATCATCTTCATCACCACGGCGGACGACGGTGGCGAGAGCGGCAGCGTCTACGCCACCAAGCGCGAGGAGATCGAGGTCCTGGCGGGCGGGCACGCCGAGGACGACACCGTGTACGGCGTCATCTTCGGCGCCGACCACGAGGACGAAAGCTTCGACGCGTTCGCCGAGGACACCTTGCGCACCGCGAACCCCGGCTACGGCATTACCGTGCTCGCCGACTACCTGGCGGCCAAGGCCGCGCAGGCCCGGCGCTCCCCGGCGCAGCTGAACCGCTACCTGCGCCTGCACCTGAACGTCCGCACGAAGCAGACCACCCGGTGGCTGTCGATGGACGACTGGGACCGATCGGCCCGGGAGCCGGTCTCGAACCTGCCGGTGCCCGTGGACCTGGCGGACCTGGAGGGCCGCGACTGCTACGGCGGCCTGGACCTCAGCTCCACCACGGACATGACCGCGTTCAGCCTCTGGTTCCCTCCCGAGACCGACGACCCGGACGAGCCGCACATCTGGGTCCCGTTCTTCTGGCTGCCCGAGGACAACCTGAAGAAGCTGGAACGCGCGACGAAGGTTCCGCTGGAGTGCTGGTCGGAGACGGACGCGCACGCGGGGCCGGCGCTCCGGCTGACGGAGGGCAACGTCGTCGACTACCGGGCAGTGCGCTCGCTGGTCACCGACGACCTGGCCGAGCGGTTCAACATCCTGGCCGTGGGCTACGACCGGTGGAACGCCACCGAGACCGTGTCCGAACTGATGGACGCAGGCGTGGAGATGGAGCAGGTCTCGCAGGGATACGCGGGCCTGAACCAGCCCTGCCAGCAGCTGGAGAGGTTGGTGCTTTCCAGCCGCGTGTCACACGGCGGCCACCCGATCCTGCGGTGGCACGTCGACTGCGTCGGCATCAAGACCAACAGCGACGGCTACGTGAAGCCGGTCAAGCCCGACCGGCAGGTCTCGTCCAAGCGCATCGACGGCGTGGCCTCCGGGCTGAACGCTTTGGCGATGCACCTGCTGCGGGCCGAGCCGGAAGAGAAGCCCGAGCCGAACGTGCGCTACATCGGCTGACCATCCCAGGGGGGTGCCATGAACGACCGCGCCCAGTGGGTGTGTGAACTGGCTGGACTGATCGCAGCGGTAGCAGGAGTGGTAGTGGTCGCCGTCGCGCTCTGGAGCGGGCTCGGGGCCGGCCTTGCCCTGCTCGCCGTGTCCCTCCCGCTCCTGGTCCTCGGCAACCTGCGGAAGGGGGACTGATGCCGCTCATCCGTAACCTTCTGACCGGCCGGACCCACCGCAGTAAGAAGACGATGCCGCGCCTGGACGGCAGGTCGACGGCGGCCGGGGTGTCCGTATCCCCGGACCGCGCCCTCCAGGTCGCCGCCGTGTTCTCCTCGGTCCGGCTGCTCGCCGAGACCGGAAGCATGCTGCCGACCGGTGTGTACCAGCGGTCCGGGAACACGCGGCTGCCCGCGATGGAACACCCGCTCGCCCCGCTGCTCACGTACCAGGCCAACCCGCAACTGCCCTCCGGTGAGTTCTGGTCGCAGATCCTGGGATGGATGCTGACCCGGGGCAACGCCGCGGCGTACATCGAGCGGAACAACGCCGGCCGTGAAGTGGGCCTGTGGCCGGTGTCGTGGCCGGGCGTGGAATCTCGCCGGGTGAGGAGCACCGGAGAGCTGGTTTACAAGGTTGAGGTGGACGACGACGAGTGGGCGCCGATCCGGGAACCTGACGGCCTGGTCCGCGCGGAGAATTTGCTGCATTTCAAGTCGTTCGGGGTCGGCGGCACGGAGGGCCTGTCCCCGATCGGCATGGCCCGCCAGTCCATCGGGACCGGCTGGGCGGCCTCCTCGTACATCGGCGGGTTCTTCGCCCGTGACGCGTCACCGGGCAGCACGATTTCCGTTCCGGGCAAGCTCACCGATGAGCAGTTCGAGCGGCTGCTCCGGCAGTGGAACGACAACCACGAAGGGTTCGAGAACTCGAACCGGATCGGGGTGATGGAGGGCGGGGCCAAGTGGGAGAAGACCACGCTCAGCCCCGCTGACGCCCAGTTCCTTGAGGTCTACAAGATGACCCGGTCGGAGATCGCCGGAATCTACGGGGTCCCGCCGCACATGATCGGCGATGTCGAGCGGTCCACGTCGTGGGGCTCGGGCATAGAGCAGCAGTCCCTCGGCTACGTCATCTACAGCCTGATGCCGTGGCTGACCCGGCTGGAGCGGACGGTGCAGCGGCTGTTCGGCGACCCGTCGCTGTACATGAAGTTCAACCCCGACGCCTTGCTGCGCGGCGACTCCGCGCAGCGCAATGCCGGTTACGCGCTCGGCCGTCAGTGGGGTTGGTACTCCGTTAACGACGTCCGCGCCAAGGAGGACGAGCCGCCGATCGAGGGCGGCGACGAGTACGTCGTCCCGCTCAACATGAGCCCGGCCGGGCAGACCGCGCCGCCGGAGCAACGTGCGCTTCCAAGCCGCCAGCAGCGCGCCGAGGAGAGCGCCGAAACCCCGTCCGTGGACGAGCTGCCGTCCTGGATTACGCGGCACTTCGACGCCATCAGCGCGTTCTTCGCTGACCAGGGCGACCGGGTCCTGGCCGGGCTCGGCATCACTCCGAACGCGTCGGCCGACGACCTGATCGACCTGGCCACGGACAACGAGGCGCTCACGGAGATTCTGTTCCAGCTGGCGCTCGGGCTGACGCAGGAGGTCGGGGCCGCGACGGCGGCCGCGCTCGGCGGCACCTTCGCCGCCGGTGAGACATCGGCTGCTCTCGCCGCGTCGGCGGCCTCGACCGCGGCGAACGTCAACGCCACCACGGTCGAGAAACTCGCGAGCACGATCAACCTGGCGGACGCGCCGGCCGACGTCCGCAAGGACGCGCGGAACATGTTCGACGGGATGACCGAGTCCCGGGCGCGCGTCCTCGCGCAGGCCCGGGTGTCCCAGACCAGCAACTTCGCCGCGCACGAGGGCGCGAAGCAGGGCGGCGCCCGCACGAAGACGTGGCGGGTGTGGGATGCGAACCCCCGCAAGACCCACCAGCGGGCCGACGGACAGACCGTCGGCATCCGCGAGGACTTCGACGTCGGCACGCGCAAGGGCCGCTGGCCGCACGATCACCGGCTCGGTGTCGATGAGATCGCCGGGTGCACATGCCGACTGCAGTTCAACCGGGAGGAGTCCTGATGCGGACACGTGAGGTGCGGGCCTTCCCGCTCCAGAATCTGAGGATCACCCGGGCCGACGAGAAGCTGGGCCGCCTGGAGTTCCACGGCCGCAGCATCGTCTACGACTCCCTGTCCGAGGACATGGGCGGCTGGCGCGAGCGCATCATGCCCGGCGCCGCGACGCGCACGCTCGGTATGGCCCCGGACGTCCGGTTCCTGATCAACCACGATCCGAACCTGCTGCTGGGCCGTACCGCGTCCGGTACCGCCGACCTGTCCGAAGAGCCGGACGAGGGCGTGGACGTGGACGCGCGGATGGCTGACGTCTCCTACGCCCGCGACCTGGCCGTGTCCCTGGAGCGCGGTGACATCGACCAGATGTCGTTCGGGTTCTGGGTCACCGCCGACGGCTGGGCCGGGAACACCCACGAGGTGTTCGGCATCGACCTCGACGGCGGCGACGTCAGCGTCGTGACGTACCCGGCGTTCGCTGCGACGTCGGCCGAACTGCGGTCCGCGGCCGCGCGGCACACCGGGCGCGAGGCCGCACCGGAGCCGGAGGCGGTGACCCGGGCCCTGGCCGAGGTCCGCGCGGGCAAGGTCCTCTCGGCCACGAACCGGCAGCTGGTCGCCGACGCGCACGACGCGCTCGGCGCGCTGCTGGAGGCCGCCGACCGCTCCGCCCCGGGCCCCCAGGCGTACCCGCACGAGCGGGCCCGCCACCGGCTGCGCGAGCTGGAGATGCTCGCCAGCCTCTGACTTCCCGGCCGACCGGCCCGGGACGCACCATCCCATCCATCATGAGGAGAACCCCATGCCCACCAGCGTGGAGCTGCGTCAGCAGCGGGCCGGCGTCGTTGAGTCGATGCGGTCCATCACCGAGGCGGCCGAGACCGCGAACCGCGGCCTGGAAGCCGAAGAGCGCCAGTCCTACGACCGGCACGAGCAGGATTTCCGGTCGCTGACCGAGCGCATCGAGCGGCAGGAGGCCGAAGAGCTGCGGTCGGCGCAGATGGCCGAGCCGATCCAGCGCGGCCGCAACCGGCCCGACGACGGCGGCCGCGGCACCGAGGAGCAGCGCACGCAGGAGCGGCGCAGCGCCTTCTTCCAGGCCCTGCGCCGCGGGCTGCCGCGCATGGCCCCGGAGCAGCGCGCACTCGTCGAGAACGCGGCCGGTGAGATCCTCGTCCCGGAGGACCTGGAGACCGAGATCAACCGGGCCCTGCCGGAGCTCACCATCATGCGCGGCATCGCCTCGCAGCGGTCCATCACCACCAACCGGGTCCGGCGGCGCTCGCTGGCCGAGGTGGCCGTGGGCTGGGGCAAGCTGGAGACCGCCGAGCAGGACCTGACCGACTCGATGCCGTCGACACCGACGGACGAGTACACCTACATCGAGGACCTCTACGGGCTGGCAAAGGTCGGCGAAGACGAGCTCGACGACTCGGATGTGAACCTGGACGCGTTCATCCGCGACAGCTTCGCGCGCGCCTGCGCGGAGGCGGAGGACACCGGGTTCACCGTCGGCGCCGGGCACGCGGCCCACCAGCCGGTCGGCTTCATGACGGCCGGGGGTGGCGTGCCCACGGTGGCTGCTGCCGGGGCGGCCGCGATCACGACCGACGACATGATGAAGCTGATCTACGCCACGCCGAAGCAGTACCGGCGCAACGGTCGCTTCGCCATTCCGTCCGGGACTGAGCTGGCCATCGCCACGCTGAAGGACGCCGACGACCGCTATCTGTGGCAGCCGAGCCTGCAGGCGGGCCGCCCGAACACCTTCCTCGGATTCCCGGTTGAGAACCAGGAGGACATGGCAGCCGTCGCCGCGTCGGCCCGCGTCGCTGCCTTCGGCGACTTCAACGCCGGATACCGGATCTACGACCGGCAGGGCATGACGGTCAAGGTCCTTGACCAGCTGTACGCCGAGGACGGTTTGATCGGCTGGAAGATCCGCAAGCGCGTGGGCGGCGACGTCGTCCGCCCGCAGGCCCTGCGCATCCTCGCCATGGCGGCCGCGTGATGAGGCGCATCAGGATCATCTCTGTGACGTCCGTAGCCGATGGCGCCGGCCGCCGGTACACGCACGACCAGACGCCGGAGGTCCCGGAGGAGCTGGCCGCGTCGTGGATCGCGGCCGGGCACGCCGAGCCGTACACCCCCAGGCGGTCCGGCAAGGGCGGCCGCCAGCAGGCCACCCGCACCGCGCCGCGCAACACCGCGAAGAAGGCGGCCGGAGCCACCTCGTCCGAGGCCGGCAAGAACGCCGACGCCACGGAGATCGAGCCCTCGCCGGGCGACAAGGACGACGCGGTCGGCGACAACTGACGGAGGTGGGACCGTGGCATCACCATGGGCCAGCCCGGAAGAGCTACGGGCCCACCTGCGCCTGACCGTCATCGACGAGGAGCAGGCAGCCGAGAAGATCGCCGCAGCCGAGACCGTCATCCGCGCCGAGCTCAGGCAGAGCATCGACGCGGTGGCGGGCGACGCCGTCGACCTGGTCGGCAACGGGCGCACCATCATCAACCTGCCGCACCTGCCGGTCACGGCCGTCGCCTCGGTCACGGTCGACGGCCACGCGCCGCTCATCAGCACCGAGTACCGGTGGAACCGGTACGGCATCCTGACCCGGCTCGGCGGCTGCTGGCCGCTGGACGCCGTGATCACCGTGCTCTGCGACCACGGGTACGCCCTCACGCCCGCACCGGTGAAGCAGGTCTGCTTGCAGGTCGCCGGCCGCGCGTGGGTGCGTCCCAGCACCGGGGTATCAGCGGAGTCTCTCGGGGACCGGTCGGTGACCTACGACAAGGACAGGACCGGCGAGGCACTGAGCGACTACGAGCTCAGAATCCTCACGCCGTACAGCCGGGGCCCGGAAAGCAGGTGACCCGTGGACATCACGCATCTGCTCAACCGGGTTCTTGAGGTGTGGCGGACCACAACCGTGCCAGACGGGGCGGGCGGGGAAGAGACAGCGCTGGTCCGCCAGGCCGACGTCTCCGCGAAGGTCGACCAGCCCTCGGCCGCCGACCGGCTGATGGCGCAGCAGGCCGGGGCCGCGCACACCCACGACATCTACCTCCTGCCCGACGCCGATGTGGAGCGTGGCGACGAACTGCGCGGCGACGGCCAGGTGTTCCGCGTCGGATACGTCGTGGAACCGTCCGCGCCCATCTACCGCAAGGCCGAGGCCGAGCTGACACAGAGACAAGGAGCCTGACGTGGACGCAGCACCGCAGCGCGCACCGCTGCCCGTCGAACCGCTGGAGTGCCGGCAGCGGGCCGAGGACACCGCCCTGCCGGACACGGACCGCCTCCTGTGGGCGGTCCTCGCGGTGGCCGGTGAACTGGCAGACATCCGCCGCGCGCTGGCCAAGCGGCGCTGATGGCCCGCCGGAGAGGACGCGGCGCCCGGTTTCGCATCGTCGGCCTGGAGCAGCTGCGCGACCGGCTGGCAGAACTGGAGCCGGAACTCATGGAGGCGTCGAAGCGGGCCGTGGAGGCGTCGGCCGAGGCGGTCCAGGAGGATACGCGGCAGAACGTGCGGGTGAAGAGCGGCAACCTGCGGGACAAGGTGGCCGTCCACTACTCCAGTAACCACTTGAAGGCGCAGGTCGGGTGGAAGGACCGGGACGACTGGTACGCGGCCGCGCAGGAGTTCGGCACGAAGAGCATCCCCGCCCATCCGGCGCTCGGGCCCGCGTTGGAGGCTGAGCGCGCCCGGTTCGAGGAGCGCCTGCGGGCCGAGGTCGAAAGGATCCTGCGATGAGCGCACAGTCGCCGCTTCTGCCGATCCAGACGGCCATGTACGCGGCCATGACCGACGACGCGACGCTGATGGGCCTGGCTACGGGGGTGTACGACTACGTGCCCGAGACGGCCGCCTACCCCTACATCGTGATCGGGGAGGCGACCGAGGTCCCGCGCAATAGCCAGGACCGGTACGGGTGGGAGACGGTGCCCACGCTCCATGTGTGGGACAAGTACCGCGGTTATGCGCGGGTCCTGCGGATCGGCAGCCGGATCGGGGAGATCCTCGACCACGCGCCCCTGGTCCTTCCCGGCTACGACGTCGTCGCGATCCGGTTCGAGTTCTCCCAGACACTCACCGATCCGGAGCCCCCGGGCGACGTCCGGCACCTGGTGCTCAGGCACCGGATCGTCACCGAGAAACCCATCTGACCCTCAGCCCCGCGCCACCGGCCCGGGGCTTCTTCATGCTCTGGAGGCACTCATGGCCGGTATCAACGCTTTCGGCACGCTGCTCAAGCGCGGTGACGGTGAGGCTGTCGAGGTGTTCACCGCCATCGCCAACGCCACGAACATCAGCGGTCCGGGCCTGTCCCGAAAGACGATCGACACCACCGCGCACGACAGTCCCGACAAGTACATGGAGTTCGTCGGCGGGCTGGTCGACCCCGGGGAGGTGTCGGTCGACGTGAACTACGACCCGGCCGACCACGACACGCTGGTCGCCGACCTCAACGACGTGGAGCCCCGCAACTACCAGCTGGTCTTCCCGACCACTCCCGCCGCCACGTGGGCCATCGCCGCGGTGATGAAGGGCTTCGAGCCGACGGCTCCCTACGACGACAAGTTGACCGCGTCCATCACCTTCAAGGTGTCCGGCAAGCCCACCATCTCCTGAACGGATCACACCATGGCACTGCTCACTCCTGACCAGATCAGCGCGGCCGACGACCGGCGCTGGGAGGACGTTCCCGTGCCCGAGTGGGGCGGTGACGTCCGGATCGCGTCCATGTCCGGCACCGACCGCAACGCCTACCAGAAGGCCATGGTCGTCCTCGGCAGCAACGGCAAGCCGCAGAGCATCGACCTTGCCGACCAGTACGCCCGCCTGCTGTCCAAGTGCCTGGTGGATGAGAACTTCCAGCGCCTGTACGTCACCGACAAGCAGGTGAAGGCACTCGGTGCGAAGAACGGCGCCGTCCTGGAGCGCCTCGCCACCATCGCGAAGCGCGTCTCCGGCCTCGGCGAGGAAGCGGCGGAGGCTGCGGCGGGAAAATCCGAGACAGCCCCGAGCGACAGTTCCTCTTCCGACTAGCCGGGCATCTCGGGGCCCGCTCCGTGCGGCATCTGCTCGCGGACATGGACTCCGACGAGATCACCGAGTGGATCGCCTACGAGCGGGTCACCGGGCCGCTCGGCCCCCGCCGGGGCGATGTCCTGCACGGCATCCACACCGCAGTCGTCGCGAACACCGCGGCGGGCAAGGGCCGCAAAGCGCGGCCAGCCGACTTCATTCCGGAGTGGGACCAGGACCGGGAGCCGGACGCGGAACAGATGCTCGCCACCGCCCGGGCCGTGACCTCGACCCTGGGCGGCACTGACCACACCCTGCGGAGGTGAGCGCCGATGACGACCCTGTCCGAGCTCCTGGTGGACATCGGCGTCGACACCGACGACCTGACCGGCGGAACGGCCGGGGCCGCTGATGAGGTCGAGCGGTCCCTCGCCGGGATCGGTGACGCCGCCGACCAGGCCGCCCGGGACGTCGCGGATGCCGCCGACGCGGCGGCCACCGCCATGGACGATGTCGGCGCGTCCGCCGACCAGGCCGCGCAGGACGCGGAGCAGGCGGCCGCCGGAGTAGAAGGCTCCTTCAGGGGCATCGCCGCCGCGGCCGCGGGCGGCCTGGTCGGCGCCCTGTTCATCGCCGGGCTGACCAACGCCATGGACGCCAAGGCGGCCAACGACAAGCTGGCCAGCCAGCTCGGCCTGACCGAGGCAGAAGCCGAGCGGGCTGGGGACGCGGCCGGGGACCTGTTCTCGCAGGGGTTCGGCGAGTCGATCGACGAGGTGAACACGGCGATCAAGGGCGTCGCCTCCAACATGGGCGGGCTGGGCAAGGTCACCGACACCGAGCTGCGGGAGATGTCCGCGTCCGTCCTGGCCGTGGCCAAGACGTTCGACCAGGACCTGGGGCAGACCAGTAGGGCGGTCGGCCAGCTCATGAAGACCGGCATGGCCAAGGACGCCACCGAGGCCCTCGACATCGTCGCCGCGGGCCTGCGCAAGGGCGCGGACGGCGGCGGGGACTTCCTCGACACCTTGATTGGCGGAGCCGACAACCTCAAGAGCTTCGGGTTCACCGGCCAGCAGGCCACCGGTCTGATCGTCCAGGGCCTGAACGCGGGCGCGGAATCCGCCGAGAGCGTGACCGGCCTGTTCGAGGAGCTCGTCGGCAACGTGTCTGCCGGCGGCGACGACCTGGCCGACACGTTCAAGGAACTGGGTCTCAACGGGCAGCAGATGGCGACGGACCTCACCTCGGGCGGTCCCGCCGCGAACGAGGCACTGGACAAGCTGCTGGACTCCATCCGGGCGCTGGAGGACCCGATCAAGCAGGACGCCATGGTCGCCGCCCTGTTCGGCGAAGAGGGCGCCGCGATGCAGAACACCCTGATGGCGATCGACCCCTCGTCGGCGACGGCGGCGCTGGGCGAGTTCGGCGGTGTGGCCAAGGAGGTCACCGACAACGCCGAGGACGCGCAGTCCATGGACGCGATCTGGCGCTCGATCGCCACCACCCTCGGTGAGATCCTCGCGCCCGCGCTGAAGGTTGTCGCCGACTTCATCGCCGAGCACCCCGGGCTGATCCAGGTCCTGGTGCCCGTCCTGCTCGGCCTGGCCATCGCCATCGGGGTTGCGGCCGTAGCCCAGTGGGCCTGGAACACGGCGCTCTGGGCCTGGCCCGGTACGTGGATCATCGCCGGGATCATCGCCCTGATCGCCGTGATCGTGCTGATCATCGTGTACTGGGACGAGATCGCCGCGGCAACATCCGCAGCCTGGGACTGGGTGGCCGACAAGACCGGCCAGGCCCTCGACTGGGTCTCAGGCGAGATCGAGTCGGCTATGTCGTGGATCGGTGACACCTGGGATGAGGGGTGGGCCTGGCTGGAGCGCAAGACGCTGGAGGGCGTCCTCGCGGTCATCGGTTTCTTCGGCTACCTGGGCAAGCTCCCGGGCCGTGTCGCGGGCTGGCTCGGCGACATCGTCGGCTACGTCGCGGGCCTGCCGGGCCGGATCGCAGACGCCGCCTCGGGCATGTGGGACAGCCTGAAATACGGGTTCATCAACACCCTGAACTACTTGATCTGGAAGTGGAACAACTTCCAATTGACCCTCGGTGGCGGGTCCGTGCTCGGCATGGACATCCCCTCCGTGACGCTCAGCACCCCGGACATCCCGTACCTGGCGGACGGCGGAATCACCACCGGCCCGACCGTGGCCATGATCGGTGAGGGCCCCGAGGACGAGGCGGTTCTGCCGCTGTCGCGCCTGGACGGGATGCTCCGCTCCGTCGCCGGGCCCGTCAGCCGGGTCGAGCAGGCGCCCCTCCAGGTCATCGTCACCGCACGAATGAGCGAGGGCGCGTTCGCCGAGGCGTTCCAGTACGAGGTGCGCACCAAGGCCGGCGGATCCGTCGCACGCTACGCAGGAGAGGACGAGTAGCCCATGCCCAGCCTGCCCCCGCCCCGCCTGACCGAGCTGTACTACGACGGCGTGTGGCACAACATCAGCGGCGACATGCGGGAGTCGGTGCCCGTCACCCTCACGCGGGGTGTGTCGGCCGAGGGCTCCCGCAGTGAGCCCGGTACAGCGACCGCGCTGCTCGACAACCGCAGCGGCGATTACAGCCCCCGGGATCCGAACAGCGCCCTGCACGACAAGATCGGCCGCAACACCCCGTGGCGGTTCAGCGTGAAGGCCGGCGGACCGTGGGTAGAGCTGAGCCACACCCACGACGCCATCACCACCCCCGGCACCGGCATGGCCGTCACCACCGACCTCGACGTGCGCCTGGACCTCACGACGGTCCGCACCGGCATCCAGCAGCACATCGCCGGACGGTACACCGCGACCGGGAACCAGCGCTCGTGGGCGCTGACCCTGTCCTACAACGGGATCATCCAGCTGCGCTGGTCGCCCGATGGCACCACCGTCAAGACCCTGATCTCCACGCAGCCGCTGCCGATGACCTCGGGACAGCGTGGAGTCCTGCGCGTCACCCTCGACGTCGACAACGGAGCCAGCGGGCACACAGCCCGGTTCTACTACGGGCAGAGCATGGCCAGCCGCTGGCAGGCGATCGGCAACCCGGTCACCGGTGCGGGCACCACGTCCGTCTGGGGCGGGACCGGACAGCTTGAGTTCGGATCCGTACCGGATGTGGCGTGGCAGGGATGGGGCGGCAAGGCGCACGCGCTTCAGCTGCGGAACGGGATCGACGGGCCGCTCCTGGTCGACCTCGACGTGGCCGCCCAGGGCGTGGCCGGGGCTGCCACGCTCACCGACGACCAGGGCCGCGTCTGGACCCTGCGGGACGAGGCGCACCTGTCCAATCTCCACGTCCGGATGGTCGGCGAGGTGCCCGCGTGGCCGCCGTCGCGCGACCTGTCCGGCGCCGACCGGACCGTTGCGATTGCCCCGGCCGGGATCATGCGCCGCCTCGGCGCGGGCAACCGGCCCTTGGACTCCGCGCTCCGCCGCTACATGCTCGGCAGTAACGCTCTGGAGTGCTGGCCCCTCACGGACGGGGAGCAGGCCACCCAGGGCGCGGCCATGCGCGGGTCCGCTCCGGTCATCGCCGCGGGCAAGCAGGCGCCACCGCTGTGGGGTAAGGGCACGCTGGCCGACTGGATCGAGCCCGTCGCCGGATTCCCCGACCAGAGAAACGGGGCCTTGACCGCGACGCCCGGCACCGTCGGTACCGCCAGCTGGTCCGTCGACCACGTCCGCTCGGGCGCCGGCCTCTCCGAGGTCCTCGAAATGCACGACCGGGGCCGAGGCACCGAGGCCAGCAACCGCACCATCTGGCGCATTTACACCCAGGCGGTCCCCAACCAGATCCTCATCTTCCGCGAGACCGTGGCCGCCGACAGCAGCAGCATGGCGTTCCTCGCCACCGTCCCCGACCCCGGGATCTTCGACGACCGCCCGCACCACATCCGGTTTCGGACCGTGGTGAGCGGCGGGGCGACAGCTTGGTGGCTGGACGTTGACGGGGAGAACCTTGCGGTGGGGAGCGAAGCCCTTACCGGCCAGCCGCTCGGGCGCATCGAGTACTTGTGGGACCAGGAGGCCGCCGAGGCGGACGACCTGTCGCTGGGGTACCTCACGGTCTGGAACGCCGACCAGCCCTCGGCTGCGACCGTGCACCAGGCGGTCATGGGCTTTCCGGGTGAGACCGCAGGGGCTCGGGCTCTCCGGCTCTCCGCGGAGACCGGTGTGCCGATCTCTGTCTCCGGCGAGGAGACGCACCAGACGCGGCTGGGAATCCAGCGGCCTGAGAAGTACCTCGACAGTCTGGCGACCATCGCCAAATCCGACCTGGGCTACCTGGTCGAGCGGCGGGACGCCCTGGAGCTGGCCTACCGGGCGCGCGGAACGCTCTACAACCAGGCCCCGACCATCACCCTGTCGTTCGCGGACGGAGTGATCGGGGAGCCGTTCCGGCCCTTGGACGACGACAAGCTCAGCGAAAATGACATCACGGTCAAACGCTCCGGCGGGACGACCGGGCGCGCGGTGCTGGAGAGCGGCCGCATGTCGGTGCAGGACCCGCCGAACGGCATCGGCCGCTACGACCGCGACTACACCCTGTCGCTTGAGGCCGACCACCAGACCGGTGAGCACGCCCAGTGGCGCATGCACCTGGGCACGTTCGACGGCTTGCGCTACACCAAGGTCACGCTGAACCTGGCCAACCCCCGGGTCTACGCGATGATCGCCGACATCTACCGGGCCGACGTCGGCGACCTCGTGCGCCTGACGGACCTCCCCGCCGACCACGGGCCCGGCCCCGTCGACCTGATCATCCGCGGCTACAGCGAGGAGATCGGCGCCGGCGGCTGGACCATCACCTTCAACTGCGCGCCGGGGTCGCCGTGGAGCGTGGGTGTCGCCGACGACCGGGTCCTTGGACGGGCCGACACCGATGGGTCCGAACTGGCGGCCGCGGTGACCTCGACAGCCACGACGTGGCCGGTCACGGTGACGGCCGGCCCCGCCTGGCTGACGACCGCAGCGAACCCGACAGAATTCCCGCTCGACGTCACATGCGACGGCGAGCAGGCCACCGTGACTCGGATCACCGGCGTGGCCGAGGACGCTTTCGCCCGCACTGTGGCATCCGGGTGGGGCGCTGCGGACTCCGGCCAGGCGTGGGTCACCGATGGGGGCAGCGCCGCCGACTACGCGGTGTCGGCCGGCACCGGCCGGCACATCATGTCCAGCCGCGGTGTGTTCCGGCACACCTACGTACCGGTGGTCACTGCTGACGTGGACCTCCGGGTCGATTTCTCTCTGTCCGCCGTGCCTGCCGCCGACTCCGCCTACGTTTTCCCGATGATCAGGTACCAGGACGTCACGCACATGTATCTGGCCAGGGTGCAGATCGCAGCCGGGGGTGCGATGACCCTGACCCTCCGCAAGCGCGACGGAGGGGAAACACAGCTCGGGTCGTCCTATGCGACCGGCCTGACGTACACGGCGGGCGCCTGGTACACCGTGCGCCTCGCGATGACCGGCAGCGAGCTGTCCGCAAAGGTCTGGCTGAGGTCGGGCACGGAGCCTGTGGCCTGGCAGGTCACGGCCACGGACGCGGCGCTCACCGCCCCGGCCTCGGTCGGTGTCCGCACCGTCCTGGGCTCGGCCACAACGAACGTGCTGCCGGTCACGGTGACGTTCGACAACCTGTACGTCGGCCCGCAGGCCATGACCGTCATCCGGTCCGTCAACGGAATCGTCAAGGGCCACGCCGCAGGGGCTGCCCTGTCTCTCACTCACCCGATGCGCGCCGCGCTCTGACCCCAGGAGGGCCCTGTGCCCATTCCCGCAGGCGGGATCGTCACGGCCGGGCAACTCAGCCGCATGCAGCCGCGCCCCCACTACCGGCAGGCCGGCAGCCCGACCACCATCTCGACAACCGCTTTCACGGCCGTGGACGGCTGCTCCGTCACGCTCACCACCACGGCGCCGAACGCCGCGTACACCGTCCAGGCGAATTTCTCCTACGACGTCATGACAGCCGTGGCTGGCGTCTACACCAAGGGTGCGCTTTTCGTTGACGGGGTCCAGCAGTCCGGGGAGGCCCGCTGGACCGAGGGCACCTCTGGGAGCGACTCCGGTGACTACGACATGGCGGGGAAGTCGTGGTTCGGAATTCTGGCTGCGGCGGGCAGTCACACGCTCGACCTGCGCTGCGGGCTGAGTGCCGCAGGCGGCGCCTCGATCGCCTGCACCGGCTACACCGATCTCACCGTCACTATCTACGAGGTGGTCTAAGAGATGGCAGTTGTCGTCCAGTGCTACGAGTCCATGCAGTTCACCGGTACCAACGGGCCCGCAGTCGCAGAGTGGCTCGGGAACACGACCTACGACCACACCGCGGAGGACGGCTCCCTGCACATGCTCATGGACGGCGGTGAAGGCAACCTGTACCCCGTCCGTGTCTCGTCCGGCTACTGGGTCCTCCGGTACGACAACCGCCTCGAAGGGATGGTGAGCGCCGAGGACTACCCGACCTGGTACTACGAACTCCCCGGGACCTGACCCGCCCTGGCCCTCTCCCACCAACAGCCCCGAGCCATCTGGCCGGGGCTTTCTGTATGTCCGGAGGCATTCATGTCCGATCCGATGTCCCCCGCCACGTTCTTGCAGGCTCTGCGGGACGAGGGCCTCACCGTGATCGAGGTGGGCGACTGGCGTACCCACAACCGCAACCACAAGGGCCCCTGGGGGCCGGTCCACGGGGTGATGATCCATCACACCGTGACCAAGGGCTCCGCCCGCACCGTGGAGCTGTGCCGCCACGGCTACGCGGCGCTGCCGGGGCCGCTCTGCCACGGTGTGATCGCCAAGGACGGCCGGGTACACCTGGTCGGCTACGGCCGCACCAACCACGCCGGGTACGGCGACGACGACGTCCTCCAGGCCGTGGTCGACGAGCAGACGCCGCCGGCGGACAACGAGGCCAACACGGACGGGAACCGGCACTTCTACGGGTTCGAGTGCGAGAACCTCGGCGATGGCAAGGACCCGTGGCCCGATGCCCAGCTCGAAGCGATCGAGCGGGCGGCGGCCGCGGTCTGCCGCCGTCACCGCTGGGGCGCCCCGTCCGTGATCGGTCACCGGGAGTGGCAGCCGGGCAAGGTCGACCCGCGCGGCTTCTCGATGGACGAGATGCGGGCCCGCATACACGACCGCCTGGAAGACGACCAGCCCACGCCACCGGCGAATCCCACGCCGAAGCCTCCGGCCAAGCCGAAACCGAAGCCGCCCGCCCGGCCCGCCCGGCCCGCCCGGCCCGCCTTTCCGGGCCGCGGCGCGTTCGCTCCGGGCAGGTCGAGCGCCTCGGTCCAGAAGCTCGGTGAGCAGCTGGTCCGCCGCGGGTACGGCCGGCACTACCGCGTCGGACCGTCCCGGTCCTGGGGCGAGGCCGACCGCCTTAACGTCCAGGCGTTCCAGCGGTCCCACCCGCAGCTCCGGGGTGACGCCGACGGCTACCCGGGCCCGCTCACCTGGCACCTCCTCTGGGCCTGACAGCCCTCCATCCGCACCTTCAGAGAACGGAATTCCCATGACCGACTTCCCCCTGCCCACCGCACAGACCGTGATCAAGACCGCGAAGACCTACAGCCGAGACCTCCTGGAGCGCGTCATCACCACGTTCCTTCAGGCGGGCATCGCGGGCATCGTCGTCACTCAGCCCCTCGACGGCAGCATGTGGTACGCCGCCGGGGCCGGTGGTGTAGGCGCTGTGCTCGCGCTGGTGAAGGGCCTCGTCGCGCGGTGGCGTGACGTCACCAACTCGGCCTCTCTCGCGCGCGGCGTCTGATCTGAACTGGAGCTCAACTTATGGCTGATGAGCCGTCGAACGGCGAGCTCGGGCGGCTCATCCAGTCCCTCCGCGACGAAATGCGCGAGGACCTGGGGAACCTGAACGGGCGTCTCGACTCCTTCGTCTCACAGGACGTCTACACGATCGAGAAGACCCAGCTCGGGGCGCGCGTCACCACGCTGGAGACCAAGCGGGAGCAGGACGCCGACCGGCTGGTGGCGACCAGGCGGTGGATGATCGGCGTCGTCATCACTGTGATCGTGGCTCTGCTCCCGTACCTCGCGATGACGGTGAAGGGGGCGGGCGCCTGATGCGGCGACATGCGGAACGTGCACGCCCCTGGCTCGGCAACGTGATGACGTTGGGCGGTGCGCTACTGGCCGGCGCGGCGATCCTTACGGTGCAGGACCTGGCTACCGACCTCCGGGACGCGAACCTCGCCAGGGATCAGTTGGCCCAGCAGGTCGAGCGGCTCGGCGGGACGCCGGTTGCGGGGCCACCAGGATCCCGTGGTGAGCCTGGAGAAGGAGTAGTTGGCCCGTCTGGTCCGCCCGGTCCGCCGGGCCCCGGTTCGACGGAGCCCGGACCGCCGGGGCCATCGGGGGCCCCTGGGGAACCGGCACCCGTGATCAGCCCGCAGGCCGGCCCACCCGGGCCCGCGGGGGTCACGGTGACTGGACCACCCGGGGAGTCCGTGACTGGTCCGCCTGGCGCACCCGGGCCGCCCGGGCCGCCCGGGCCGCCCGGGCCAGCTGGGGCGGATGGCCGCGACGGCACCAACGGCACGGACGGCACGGACGGGCAGAACTGCCCGGACGGGTACAGCCTCCAGCCGCCACCGGGAGACCCGGACGGGCTGATGTGCCGACGTGATGGAGCACCCGCACCGCCCGACCCCGCCCCTTCACCTGGGCCCGCCCTGGAGCCGTCGCGACGGCAGTACCCATGAACCACCACGCCCCCTGTCCCTGCTTCGGCAGGCGGCGGGGGGCGCTTTCGTGCGTCCGCGGTCAGGCGCCGGGCTCGGCACCATGCGCTGCTGCGATCTGGTCGATGCGCTTCGCGAGGTCGAAATCGGCGTCGGTGAGCTTGTGGCCCGCGTCGTGAGTCGTGATCCCGAACCGCACGCGATCCCACCGCAGGTCGATGTCCGCGTGGTGCCCGATCAGCCGCTCGACATCAGCGACGTGCACAATCATGGCGACACCCCCGTGATACCGAATGCCGAACGTCCGGGTGATCTCATCGCCCACTCGCGACCATCCGCGGAGCTCCAAGAGACGCCCCTCGATCGCACTGTCCGTCAGCGGTACCGGTCCCTTGGCCATGCTCAGCTCCCTTCGGTCACAAGCTCCAGAATCTCCGCAAGATCCCGGCCGACCGGGGCATCCTGCCACGGACGCATCGCCCGCTCCAGGGTGGTCAGTTCCCGAGCCATGCGGGCAGACCTTGTCTCGACTGCGATCGTCGCGACCGTGCGGGCGATCTCTACCGCCTGATCCGGCTCACGGGCTGCTGCCGCGGCGGTTGCCTGCCGGGCCATGTACACCCCGCGGTCCCGACGCGCGGTCTCCGGCACGACCGTGAGGACTTGGGACCACAGGGCTCCGGCTTCCGCACCGAGGCCGAGCCGCCCGTAGCAGGTGGCGCGCTGCACCTCCAGATACCCGGGCGTCCGGCGGCAGGCATTGCCCCATGGCAGGTCGTCGTCGACTTGGGGAAGAAGACGGCCGGCCTGGTCCAGGAGCTGATCGACCGATCGGCGATCGTCCGTGAGGCTGGCGCCGTGGGCCTGCTGCTGCATTGCCATGATCCGCACCTTGGGGACGAGCCGGTCGGCATCGTCGAGGGCGGCCTCACACAGGTCGACGACAGCGTGCCCGTCGCCCAAGTCCGTGCGGACCTGCGCCTGATTCACCAGGGAGTAGCCGATCAGGTGCGGGTCGCGGGACCGCATTGCGATCTCCTGCGTCACCCCCCGCCAGAAGCTGGCTCCGTCCATGTCTCCGGCGTCCTGGTACAGCCAGCCGACGAGCGCCGCATACGCGGCACCGACGCGCAGCAGGCCGCGGCGGGTCTCGTCCTTCGCGGAGCGGACCAGCTTGTCGATGAGCTGGTACTGCGCGGACACCGTGCCGATCAGGTCGTGCGGGCCGAGGAACATGTCCGCCCGGTAGTGGCCCTCCAACTGTTGCTGGAAGTAACCGATCAGGGCGGGGTCGACGTGCTGCGGCGCCACCGGACCGGCGACGAGCGCGGCCGCGGTGACGCCCACGAAGGCGCGTCGTCTCACATCTGCCTCTTCATGATGCTCGGGCCGGATCCAGCCCGGCGGGGTCGAGAAGCCGAGATCCTCCGGCCACCGGCCGAGCGCATCGTGAATGACGATCGCTGTCTCTTCGGCCGGCCACCCGGGCCGGTCGCCTTCCCACCGACGCCAGGTCCGCGCGGACACGGCGAACTGGCGGTCGTCCAGGAGCTGCTGCCCGTGCTCGGTGATGGCGGTGGCCGCGGCTTCCATGGTCCGCCATCCGGCGCGGAGCCGTGCGGCCCGTAGAGCGTCGTTGCGGCTCATGTGCCCAGTCTGAGGTGTCATCGTTCGCGCTCCTGGCCATGGCCGCTACGTGGCCACGCGTGGCCATTCGACGACCTATTACCTACTCGACGTGCACACACATCATCAGGGTGTGACAGCGGGCCGTACAGCGAAGTGGCTGGACGCCCCTCAATCGACGTAGGCCGGGGGCCAACCGTGATGACGATCAAGGTGTACGAGGTGGACCGGTACGGCGGGACGCGAATCGTTCGCCCGGAGGCCGAGGTGGTCCCGCTGGAAACTGCGGAGCCGAGCTCCGCCTATCCGGCCTGCAAGTGCGACGAGTGCACGCGGCCGTCATGACCGCCGCCGCCAGGCCGCTTCCGAAGCTGGACACGCTGACGTGGGACCAGTCCTCCGGCCGCGCCTGCGTCTGGTGCAAAAAGCTGCTCACAACCGGCGCGGTCCACGCCGGCACGATCCGCGAGCGGATGGGCGCCCACAACCTCGACACCGAAGTGTGGGCGTGCCCCCTTTGCGCCGCTGGCGAAGGAGCTGCTGCTGATGTGTGAACGGAGCGTCGGGCGGGGCTACTCCCGGACGAGGTCGGCGAGCGGCACCCCGATCGCGTCGGCGATGCGGAGCAGGGAGTCGAGGAGCGGGCTGGACCTGCCGTGCTCGATGTCCTGGTACGCGGACCGGTCCATGCCGGTGCGCTGCACGATGTCCTGCTGGGTGAGGTTGGCGTGCAGTCGGGCGGCTTGTATCTGCTCGCCGATCCGCCGCCGTCGTTCCATGATCTGCGGGTCTGGCGGGATGACGCGTGGCACAGCTCCCACGCTGACCGTTCATGATCGTTATGTATGCAGGATAGAACCCGCATTGTGTGATCATGACCGGGCTCGGGTACCCACGTGATCAAGAACCTCCCCGCCTCGGCGGGGGATGGACCACTCCGGCCGATGTCTCCCCCGGCAGGTGGTCGGAGTGCTCGCCGCGTCGCTTGCCTCGGCTAGGGACGTAGGGCGAGAAGCGGAGCCCCAGCCGTGCAAGCGGCTGGGGCTCTGTTGCGTCAGGCTGCTCATTGCCGTGCGCTGAAGGCTGCGAGACAATAGCTAAAGTGCCTGGCCAGCCCCTCATGAGGAGGAGGGGCGTGCGTGAGCGGTGCGTGAGCGGAGGTCCCGCAGACTCCCAGAATTGCCGGAGTCTGCCAGCGTGGGGGACCGGCAACACCCCTGATAACCAGGGCATTCGGAGTCAGCCAGAGTGAGCCAGTCTCCAACCTGGCGACTCATAATCCGTCGGCCGTGGGTTCGAGTCCCACCCGCCCCACCGAGCATCCCCAGGCAGAATCGTTCTGACCTGGGGAAACGCGTTCTCCGGGGGCGTTTCGCGTGTGGCGTTTGCCTCGTGGCGGTGTGGTGAACGTGGGTCCTCGCGCATCGAAGATGAGCTCTGAACGGCTTTGACCTGGGGTTTTGTAGTGGCGCCTTCGTGGGAGCGTTATGAAGGGGGTCCCACCCGCCCCACCGCGGGGGGTCCTTGCCTGGCACGTTCTGCGGTCCGAAGCGCTGTGGGCGAGGGGAGCGTCGCTTGTGGACGGTCTGCGTGACGTCGCTGGTCGGCCGAGGGCGTACTTTCTCCTGGCCTGAGCGGGCTGGAAGCTTGGCCTCGGGGGAGTAGGAGAGGGTCTCGCATGGTCCCTGTCCTTCTGGCCTCTGGTGCGTTCGTAGCCGCAGAACTCTCCCTGGCGAGCCGGCGATGTCCTGCTCGGTTCGTCGACGTAGGCGAAGAGCGGTAGGCGAGAGGCATTTCGCTGTCACGCGGAGTCTTGCGTCCGCCTCGGTCACGACGTGTGTGTCGGCTACTGTGCGATGCGCTCCGGACTTTCAGAGCACGGCGTTGCGCCACTGTGGGCGCGGCGCTGCACCTGGGACTGCGTCAGGCCTCTGCCAGAGGGCGGACCGCTGTCCCGGGTCGGAGGCGGCCACGGGCCGCACTGAATGGGGTGGGGAATGTCCAGACATCGGCTGTCCAGGAAGAGCCGTTACATCGCGTGGGCGACCACGGGGGTCGTGGTGGCCGCGGGTGCCGGTTTCGCGGCGCAGACATCCATGGCGGCTACCGCTTGGCCGGCACAGAAGACGTACACCGGTCGGGCGTTCGACACGTGCACCGCACCTTCGCTCAGTGCGATGAAGGCGTGGCGCACGGGGTTCTACGGCGCTGCCGCTGTCTACATCGGTGGAAAGAATCGTGGCTGTGCCCAGCCCAACCTGACCAAGTCCTGGGTGAAGTCGGTCAACGCCACCGGGTGGAAGGTCATCCCGCTCTACGTCGGCGCGCAGCCGCCCTGCCAGAAGAGCGCGAACCCGGAGAGGTTCACCTCCTCCACGGCTGCCTCCGTCGGCGCGAGCAACGCCAGGGACGCGGTGGCCAAGGCGTCAGCACTCGGGATGAAAGCCGGCAGCCCGATCTACCTGAACATGGAGTCGTACGACATCACCGACAAGGCGTGCAACGACGCCACCCTCACCTACGTGCGTTCCTTCACCAAGACGCTGCGCAACGCGACCTACCGTGGCGGGCTGTACGGTTTCAGCAGTTCCAGCGCTGCGGCCATTGCCACCGCCGCGAACAAGACGGACCTGCCGGGCAACCTCTGGTACGCGCTGTGGGACAAGAAGAACACGACCACCACGGATTGGCCGTGGAAGCCGACCCAGTACACCAACCACAGCCGCGGCCACCAGTACATGGTCAACAGCAAGGAAACCCGCGGCGGTCACGCCATCACCGTCGACCGCAACGCCTGGGACGCCCCGGTCGCAATCATCGGCTGA